TATGGATTGAGAACCCATAGTTGCCTGAGCTTGCTGTGCATACCCACTTATCAGAGTAATCTGATATTCCAAGAAGGGAACTCATCTAATGACGTCTCTATCCCCTCGTACCAGGATTAGTAATGTTTCAATTACTATTCCGCCTCAGTTTACTGATGCGACCCGGGGTAAGTACCTCGGTCCTGGTGAAGCGACGAATATAGGGACGTGGACCTCGAAGCTATGGAGGTCCGAAGGGCATCGTATTAACCGGAAAACCGGTAAGTACGATAGCGGGGGTCCATTTCATGTGACCCATTCCGGGGAGTTCATATCCCCCGGATATGTGACCGAGATTTGCCGAACGGTTTCCGGTGTAGATAGATTCTACACTGGTCCCACGATCGGTCCTCTCGTTCATCTCGCTAGCATTGAGGATCATTACGATGGCTCTACGGAAGACATGGATGAATCATCCTTGAATTCTTTAGGTGCCACCGCAATTTCTCAATGTGCGCCAACTAATCCAACCGCTCAGCTCTCTACGACCATTGCGGAGGTCATGCGTGAGGGAATTCCCTCATTGCCTGGCATCCAATCATGGAAGAAGAGGACTGAAGCAGCAAAGGCTGCTGGTTCGGAGTACCTTAACGCCCAATTCGGGTGGAATCCCCTCGTTAGCGAAGTGCATAACGTGGTGAATGCCGCCCGTAATCATCGTGACATAATGCAAAATTATCGTCACAATGAAGGCCGCAATGTACACCGGCGGTTTGATTTTCCATTAGAGGTACAGCGGTGGGAGGAGGAAACCACCCCCTCCTATGCCATGCTCGGCATTACCGGTAATTCTGGTTTTGCCGCGGGTGGCACCGCTGCGCGACGTACGGTTTCCTGTGTAAAGGAAACTCGACGCTGGTTCGAGGGCTGCTTTACCTACGGTGGACCTGGAAGGGCTGACAACTTTTCCAGGCACCTTGGGTTCGGCTCAGAGGCCGATGCAGTCTACGGACTTACGTTAAGTCCAGATGTTCTCTGGAACCTTACGCCGTGGAGTTGGGCCGTCGATTGGTTTTCGAACGCTGGTGATGTTATTCATAACGTCACTAATTTCGCGCTCGCCGGTCTTGTTATGCGGTATGGGTACATGATGAGTGAATCTACCACCACGTACTCTACCAATTACCATGACCAGTTTCTCCGGAAGCGTTTTGCTCCTGGAAAATATGGTCCGGTTAATTGTGGCGGCTGCTCGCGAGGGTTTAAAACCATCACGAAGTCACGCTGCCCCGCAAACCCCTTTGGGTTTGGTGTTGGTTGGGAGGGTTTGTCACCTACCCAACTCGCCATCACTGCAGCACTCGGTATCACCCGATTGTTGTAGTAGTTGTTAATACTACGAAATCAGGTGGCCAAGTCACCGTTCCAAATAAAGGAGTGTGCCTGATGGCACTGACCGATCCCCAGAAATTCAAAGAAGTCGCGGGTACGGAAGTGACTGCCCCTCGTGTTTCTACGGGGGACTTCAAGTCCGTATACGAGACCTCAGACGGCCTGAACAAGCTAACTCTGTCTACGACGGAGTCAAACTCGAACAGGAAGCGTCATCTGGTTCGGATCGACGTTGAAAAGCTAGCTACCAACGTCTACGAAGAATCCAAAAAACAGGCGGTCTCGATGAGTGTTTATCTCGTCGTCGATCGTCCTGTCAATGGATACACCGTTGCGGAAGCCAAGAAACTGGTCGAAGGCCTTGTCGGTCTTCTTTCAGCCTCGACTTACGCACTCACCGAAAAGGTCCTCGGCGGCGAGAGCTGACCGTAAGGTCAGATCTCAGAAATCCGCTCTGGACTACCTGGTAGAGCTCAAAATCGAGCAATCCAGGTAGGTGTTGAGACTATGTCGTTTATTTACCTATTTGTTTTAGGTATCTACGGCATCCTATTTGAAAGGAGGTAGCCTTGCGCGGTGATTATGATTATAACCACGCAACGTCGGGGACCCACCACGCAGTCACGATCTTTTTGATCATTGTCTGCTTCGTGGCCCTCGGCGGGCTCTTCATAGGCCTGAATATTCTCGACCACCTTTAGTGGTCATCCCATCGATTGGAACACGATGGGTTGAATATTCTCCCTTCAGTGCGGTAGGCTAAGGATAACCACCTCTATCAGGAGGCGTTATGAAAAGCCTGATTGCACTCTGGAATGTGTTAGCCAATGAATTGGCTAGCAGGTGTAGCACTAGCACCACCATGGACATTAATACCGTCCAAGGTCGTGTCAAACACGAGGGTTTATCGTTTTTGACGATTACCCTTCCAACCTTTGGAAAAGACTTTCAATATTGTCTTGACCAAGGGTTCGTTGTTCCCAAAGCCTTTCTTTCTTTTCGAAAGTCAGGCTCGTGTCTCCCCTCTTTTCTGAGGGGTTTCACGGAACAGGTGTTTGACGCTAGTACTGGTGTCCTTATGTGCGAGCCGAACGTAGAGGCGATTCAAGCTATAAGACAATTGACTTTGATCTTTAGCAAGATTCTCCTCCCTTGTACTCCTGAGAGGGAGCGCAAGGCAATGTCCGACTATGTGCATTGTGATATGGAGGTCGAAAATGTTGAATCCACTCTGCCTGATTCTGATGTTGATGAATTTGGCCGTATGGCTCAACTTTTGTTTAGCGACTTATTCTCTACTCTAGATCGTAAGATCTGGAACGAGGAAATTGTCCCTAAACACGGTCCTGGTGCTGTTGCTGAGAAACTTACCAGCAATGGTAAGTATCGAAGCCAGTACTGGACCGCCCGTCTTGAGGAGGTCTTCCATGTTGGAGACTTTCTCTACCCAAATAGCCGGTTTATTTCAACTGACTATGAGGATGACGGGATCGACTTCCACGAACCTGAGACTGAGATTCCCTCTCGGGTTATCTCGGTCCCTAAGACGCAGAAGGCACCCCGCATAATTGCCATCGAGCCCTCTACTATACAGTACGTACAGCAGGGGATTCTCGAGGTAATCATGCATCACATCCATTCGGGATTTCTGAATGGATTTATCGGAACTGAATCTCAGGAACCTAACCAGCTCCTGGCTCAGCAGGGTTCTGCTTCGCAGACCCTTGCCACGCTCGATCTGAGCGAGGCATCTGATAGGGTGTCGTCTAAGCTCGTTCGTACTCTCATGCGGAATCATCCTCTCAGTGAGAGGGCGGTTTTCGCATGTCGATCTGAACGGGCCTCTGTACCTGGTAACGGAGTAATCTCCCTTGCCAAGTTCGCGTCTATGGGTTCGGCTCTTTGCTTCCCCTTCGAGGCCATGGTCTTTTTGACCATTATCTTCTTAGGGATTGAGAAAGAGCAAGGACACCGGTTTTCCAAGAAAGAGGATTTACTCTCTTTTCTTGGCGAGGTGCGTGTCTACGGGGACGACTTAATTGTCCCTGTAGATTATGTGCATACCGTTGTCGACCTTCTCGAGCACTACGGTGCGAAAGTCGGTCGTCCCAAGAGCTTCTGGAACGGTAAGTTCCGGGAGTCTTGTGGGAAGGAGTATTACGATGGCCATGACGTTAGTATTGTCAAGGTCAGGCGTTTATTTCCTTCACATCGGCAGCAGGTTGCTGAGACCGTGTCACTGGTGGAACTCCGAAACCAAATGTACTCTTTTGGTAATTGGAGAACTGTTCAGTGGCTTGATGGTAAGATTGAAGGGATTCTTGATTACTTCCCTCCAGTTGAACCAACGAGCTCAGCGTTGAGTCGTCACTCCTTTCTTGGTTATTTGTCTGAGAAAGAAGACGAGCACCTTCATAGGCCTTTGGTTAAGGCTCATGTGGTGTCGTCAGTTTCTCCTCGAGATCCTCTCGAGGGTCCTGGCGCTCTGCTCAAGTACTTTCTCAAGCGCGGCGTAGAACCCGCGTTTGATGAGAGTCACTTGGAACGTGCTGGACGTCCTCGTAACGTCTACATCAAAACGAGGTGGGTACCCCCATACTAATGGGGATCCCTGGACTGCTGATTTAATATCAGCAGGCCCTTAATTGGGCCTGGGAGATCTAGTTCAGATCTCGGGGGGTGTTTGTACCCCGGGAGATGCACTTGCTGTGC